AAATAGAAGAGTTTGATTTTGAAGGGTTAGTCTATTCTTTAAAAGTTAAGAATGATCCGTCTTACTGTTTAGAAAACAAAATAATAACAAAAAATTGCGACCTTCCTGATATTGATATGGATTTTGAGGACATCCGCCGCGATGATGTTCGTAAATATCTTTCTGAAAAATATGGGGAGTATAATGTAGTTGGCCTTTCCAATTTCCTGACCATGAAAGGAAAGGGCGTACTTCGCGATGTAAGCCGCGTTTTCGATATCCCCTTATCAGAGGTCGACTTTGCCGCCAAGGCGATGGTAGAGGCCGAAGTAGGCCAGGAGATCGAGAAGTCTTTCAGTGAGGTTCCGGAGTGCCGGAGATTCGGTCAGAAATATCCAGAAGTGATTGAGGTTGCCCAATCCATCGAAGGACAGATCAGAGGCCATGGTCAGCATGCGGCCGGCGTCTGTATTTCCGAAAAGGATCTCCGGGAAGGTCACAATTGCAATCTCGTTACCCGGGCCGGTACCATAGTGGCCAATTGGGATATGAGGAATGCAGAGTATTGTGGTTTGATGAAACTGGATATCCTTGGACTTTCAGCCCTAACCATCTTGAATGAATGCCGACGGATGGTAAAACAGAATCACGGGATTGATATCAATTATAAAAAAATTACCTTCGATGATCCAAAAGTCTTTGCCGAAATATCCGAGGGCAATACGGTCGGGGCCTTCCAGATTGGTTCAAATGGCCTGACCAATTATTGCAAGGAACTCGGGGTTGAAAATTTTCAAATGCTCTATGCAGTAACGGCCTTGTGGCGTCCTGGTCCCATGCAATCAGGGATGACCGAGTTATATTCCAAGCGGAAACGGGAAAAGGCCAAGGTCGAAAAGATTCATCCTATTTTTGATAAACTGACGGAGGAAACATTCGGGGTCATTGTTTATCAGGAACAGGTCATGAAAGCGGTCAATCAATTGGCTGGCATCCCTATGTCAACTTGCAATAAGATCAGGAAGGTCATGGGCAAGAGTATGGGTCACGCCGCTTTCGATAAATATAAAGACGAGTTCCTGCAGGGTTGTAAAAATCAAGGAACGATCCCGGAAAAGAAGGCCATACAAATCTGGGATATGATGTCGAAATTCGGTGGTTACGGCTTCAATCTTTCTCATTCTGTAGAATATTCAATGATTACATATTGGGACATGTTTAGCAAAACATATTTCCCCAATGAGTTCCTTGCTTCCTGCCTGACCCTTGGAGATAAGACAAAAAACATTGAATATATCAGGGAAGCCAGGCGGCTTGGTTTGAAGATCAATCTGCCAAAAATTGGTATTTCAGATGCGGTCAAATGGAATTGTGACAAGAAAGGTAATTTGTATGCCCCATTTATTTCCATTAATGGCGTCGGCGAAACCGTAGCTGAAAAGATTGCTGCAGCCAAACTCGGGGAGAAGCAGCGGAAAGGCTTTTTCTCATCGACCCCAAGTGAAAAGATCCCCGGCGTGAATAAAAACGTAACCGCAATCCTGACCCAGATAAATGCATTTGATCCTGATTATGTGACAACAAGAGATGATCTGAAGAAGTTTAAATCACTATTTATTTTTTGAGGAAATATGAGCCTTTTTTGGTCACTCCATTGCCGGGATTGCTTCAATTGCAAACAGAAAGTTATCAAGACCGTCGAATCCCTTGAAGAATTTACCAGCCGGAAAGATAATGAGATCCGGAAGGGATGGAAAGAAAAACTCCTGAAGAATGGCCATCTTGAATTCTATTGGTGTGGTTTGGAAAGAAATACCCGCCTGCGAACTTCGCCACCCGGGCGAGGGGCAGAAAAAAGAACCGAAACAGAATTTTGTTCATTTATGGATAATTAAGGAGAGATAATGTCACTTGATACCAGATTTCGCCCGGCAACCCTGCAGCAGATGGTCGGCAATAAAACCACCATTGCGGCCATTCAAGGCCTTTTTGATCGCCGGGAAAACTTCCCCCATGCCTTACTTATTTCAGGCCCGACTGGCTGCGGGAAAACAACCATTGGTAGAATCATAACCAATATGTTGGGGGCCAAGAGCGATGACTACCGGGAGATCGATTCGGCACAATTCAATGGAATCGATACTGTCCGAGAAATCAAGAATCAGATGCGCTTCAAGCCCAGGCATCCCGAAAGCACCTGCAGAGTCTGGCTTATAGATGAGTGCCATATGCTCGGGACTGGCGGAGCTAGCGAGAAGAATAAGGCGCAGAACGCCATCCTGAAAATGCTTGAGGATGCCCCCAGCCATGTTTACTTCATTCTCTGCACTACCGATCCGCAACGTTTATTACCAACCGTCAGGGGCCGCTGTACCAGCTTTGAGGTATCAACAATTGACCGGGACTTGATGGCCGGCCTTGTTAAGAAGACCGCCAGGCGGGAGAAGTCGCCGGTATCGGATGCGGTCGTGGAGATGATTGTCGAGAAGGCCGGTGGTCACCCCCGCAATGCCATGAAGCTGCTGGAAAAAGTAATTGGCTTGACCGAAGAGCAGGCGCAGGAGATTATTGATGAGGAAGAACGGTTTACTTCAGAAGGAATCGAATTGTGCCGGGAGCTCCTGAAGGCAAAAAGCCAAACCTCCTGGTCAAAGATTGCGAAGATCTTGAGTGGCTTGAAGAACCAGGACGAGGAAGGTATCCGGCGACTGGTATTGAGTTATTGCAATTCAATCCTTTTGAAACAGAATAGCCTCCATGCTTTCCTGACCATGGATGAGTTCTCCCAGCCGTTTTATGATACCGGCAAGGCGGGGTTGCTATTATACTTTTTTCAATCGGTTTTCAATGACGAACGAACAGATATTCCTTTTTAATCGGTCAATCAAAAATAAATCGGCAGAAAACCGATTGAAAAAAGTATAATAGGATAGAAGATAAATTTGCTGGCGGAAGCTAGAAAGCATCTAGCGGTTGGTGTATGATAACGTGAGCCGCAGACCAATAATGAACGAACTTCGTTGTTGGTTTCATACCACCGATTGAAAAGCGGGTTAATTCAATAATTGCAGGTTCAAATCCTGTCCGCCGGCAACCAAATATGGAAATAGAAGTGGATGGTATCCACTCCCCCGCTAGCCCCGTGGGGAAAGAACAACGGCTCATCGCAGATAATTTGGAAATTCCGGAAACTCCAAATGGGACTGGGGTGGTGAGTGATAAATAACGGGGAGTTGAGCAGCAGTTCAGACCGGTTCGATTCCGGCCTATTTCCAACCTTCTTAAAAAGGAATCTAAAATGGAAACGACAGAAAATGAAATAGCCGAAAAGTTTGGCCTTGATCCTGCCGAGCTGGAAATTGATTTCGACCAACTCGATGTTGAGTGGGGCAAGCAGAATTCGGTCCTTGATAAGTACCTCAAGGCCTCCGCTTATTGCGAGAAGTTGGTCAGGAAGGCAGAAGAGAAAATCAAGTTCTTGCGATCTACTCTTGTCCTGGAAGTTTCTCAAGATCCGGACGGGTGCCTGGGTAAAGGTCAAAAAGCCACCGGAGCGACCATCGAAGCCTATTATCGGACCAATGATGATTACTTGGAAGCCAAGACGGAATGGATCGAAGCGCAATATATTTGCGATCTCGTCAACGGCCAGAAATCCAAGGCCTATAATCGAAAAACAATTCTTGAAGAGGCCACGAAGTTGAGTCTGGCCGGTTGGTTCTCGGCCCCATTGATTCCCCGGCCTCTCAAGGAATTGGTTCAAAAAATCGAGGAGGCAAAACTGAAAAGCACCGATGGCCTGGTAAGGGCCAAGGTTGATGAAAAGCGAGAACAAAGGAGGGCGCGGAGAAGTCGGCCACCCGTCGATGATGAATAATATTACAGCTTTGGAATCAGTAGGGCTGGGGGTATTTATCTGGATAGTATTCCCCATCTGGTTTTATATTGTCATTAAAATGGCTTCGACTGCTTGGTTCCGTGGCCAGTTCGATATTATAAAAGAAATGAATAGTTACACCAAAAGCAATCAAAACAACCATAAGGAGGTAAGTACAGATGGCAAGGAAGGAAACAAAGCGTAAATATGGTTCGGCAGCGGACCGGGCAAAAGCAGCGGCCGCAGTAGCCGGACCGGGAGGTGGGGGCGGGACGATGTTCCAGAATATCCCGCAAGGAACTCAATTTTACAGCCCTGAGGAGGGCAAAGCCACACTCAGAATTCTACCTTATGTAGTCAGCGACCCGAAGCATCCGGATGGTGAAATGGCCCCGGCCGGCGATATCTGGTACAAGCGTCCATTCAAGCGCTTCCGGCAGATCGGCCTCGACAAGAAGCCCTACATCAGCCCGAAGTCAATCGGCAAACCATGTCCCATAATAGAGTATTATTCCGCCGCCAAGGCCGATCCCTCGATCCCCGATAAGGAAGCGGATCGAGCCAAGCCGCAGGACATGGTCATGTATAATGTGCAGGTATTGGACCCCAAGACCAAAAAATGGTCAGATCCAATGTTCTGGTTCTTCTCGTACGCCTGCTTTGAAAAGCCATTCAAGAAAGAGTTGATGGACCCCGACAATGAGGAATATCTGACCTTCATGGATCTGGAAGGTGGATTTGATATCCGGGTTCGCTGGGAGAAGGAGTCTTTTGCCGGCCATGATTTCCTGGCTGCTGGAAACATTTCATTCATTGAGCGGGATGATCTTCCGGAAGAAATATTGGATGAAGTGATCAATCTGGATGAAGTTCTTGTTGTCAAATCTTACAAGGAGCTGCAGAATATCTTCCTTGAGATTGATGAGGAAGAGGATGACAAGGATGACAAGGATGATGACCAGCCGGAAGAAAAGCCGGCCCGGAGAAAGAAATCAGCAGATGCCGAAGAGGAGCCGGAAGAGAAACCAGCTAGGGGTCGCCGGCAAAAATCAGAACCCGAGCCGGAGGAAGATGAAGAAAAACCGGCCAGACGGACCAGGGCGAGCAAACGGGAAGAGCCTGAGGAAGAACCAGAACCGGAAAGGCCTGCACGCCGGGGCCGCAAGGTTGAGCCGGAAGATGAATGCCCGCATGGTTTCGTCTTTGGGGATGATTTTGATACCAAGGGGAAATGCACCAAGTGCAAGGTCTTTGACTCTTGCGAAGCGGAGTTCGATTCTCAAAGCAAACCGGCTGAAAAGCGGTCAGAAAAGGAGAGTAAATCAACTGCCGGTGCCGGCCGGAAGGGGAAAGCAAAGGTCGATGATGAAGATGAATGTCCGAGCGGCCATAAATTCGGTACCGATTGCGACAATAAACCAGAATGTAATGATTGCCCGAAATGGGATGCTTGCATGGACCGCCAGGAGGAAATGGAAGCCGGAAATTAACCGTTAACTTCAACAATCGGTAATAGAAAAGGGGCAGGGGAATTAACCTCTTGCCCCTTTTTAAATAGGAATTCAAGTCATGGCAGATAAAAAAATAAAACTCAATATTGGCAAACCAATCATTATTTCCGCTTCCGTTTCAAAAGAGCAATTGGAAATATTGGATCTTCTTTCCCTTCATCATCAGACTACCCGCTCTGCCATGTTCGCTAAACTCATAATTGATCATTCTGATATTGATGCTTCAATCCGGGCAATTGCAGAAAGAGTTGTAGCCAATTATTGTGAAACAAATGTCAATTTTGATGACTTTTTAAGGTCTGCCGGCATTTGGTTGGAACAGAAGAAAATATCTCAATACTATATTGAACGAATCATCCAAGAGGTCAGGAATCGTTATGCGGCGTAATTCACCAAACGAAGGATACATCGAAGCAATCAAGGAAAATCTTGAAGAAGAAGTCCCGGTCCCGGAGAAATATGATGGGGATATCTCCAGGGTGATTTCCACCGGGTCGACTCTTCTTGATTTGGAAATAATGGGCAAGCGGGTACGGGGCGGCGGGATTCCCGGTGGAATATTGGTGGAAATCTATGGCCCCAATTCAGGTGGGAAAACCGTTTTGATGTCGGAGATTGCCGGCGGTATCCAGCGCCAGAAAGGGAAGGTCAAGTTTTTTGATGCGGAAGCCCGCCTGAGCAAAAAGTTTGCCGAGATATTTGATTTTACCGTTGATGATTGCGAGTTCGGGGTACCAAATCAGGTAGCCGATGTCTTCTTGCCCCTTATGACCTGGAACCCCGATGGCCCGCCTTGTATCGGCCAGTATAATCGCCGTCAGAAGAAATGCCGGGAGTGCGGGGATTCGGATACCTGCTCTGATTTTGACCTCGATAATCGACCAATTAACGGCGTATTCATCGATTCCTTTGCCCAACTCTGCGGAGAATTGGAGAAGGGCGATGAGGAAATCGATAAGCGGGGATCTGCCAGGGCAAAGGAGTTCAGCCAATGGATGAGGAAACTTGCCCCGAAGATTACGGCAAATAAATGGTTGATTGTCGGCAGCAATCAGATCCGGGATAATCAAAAAGCCAAGACCGATTTTGACCCGAAATACGTAACCCCTGGTGGTAATGCTGTTCCGCATGCCGCTTCCCTTCGTTTGGAGATTTCCCCTGCAGCCAGGCTCCGGGATGAAAAGACAATCAATGGCAAAAAGGTATATGTCGAGTATGGTCATTGCTCCAAAGTCAAAATCATCAAAAATACAGTTTCTGGTCAGAAGGGTTCGGCGGAGATACAGATTGTAGTTGACTACGGCATCGATGATATTACGGCCAATCTCCAATACCTGAAAAAGTTTACTCCAGGCTCAAAATACTGGACCGGGGATAATAGTCTGGAAGATGCCATTGAAATGATTGAGCAGGATGGTCTTGAATTGGAACTGAAAGAAGCGGTCATTGATTTGTGGGAAGAGATCCAAGATAAATTCAAGAAGGATCGGAAGCCGAAAAGGAGATAATATGTCAAAGAAAATTGACTTCGAAATCCAATTCCTAAAAGAGATTGAGAAGTGCCGGAGAAAAGTCGATGCCTGTTCCGCCAATGGGATAATTGCCAAGGACTATGTTTTCAGTTTAAATGACATAATAATCCGGGCCGAGATCGCCAGCAAAGAAAGACACCATGAATCGATGTTATCCCTCTTCAATGAAATGAAAGCCCTCCGATCATGAAATATTAATGGAGAAATTATTATGAGCAGTATAGTTAGCATTTTACATTCTCTTGATTTTATTTGCCCCCATTGTGAAGAATATAATGAAATATCTGATATTGAAGTCTCGGTAATAATCCACGGAACTGATTCTGGCCGACGGAAAGACGAATGCGTATTTAACCATGAATGTGAAAGTTGTAAGGGAAAATTTAAAATTACTCCTCATATGGATATTGGTGTAGAAAAAATAAAATGAAATACCTTGCTTTTGATGTCAATTTCTTTTGTTGGCGGGGATTCCACTCAACCGGCAATATGCAATACAATGGAGTCGGGACCGGAGCTATTCAATCCTTCCTGACGGCCATCTATTTCCATTGTAAAAAGTTTGGTATTTCATCCCCACTCTTTTGTTTTGATTCCCGCAAGAACTACCGGAAAGAAATATTCCCCGGGTATAAACATAGACCGCCTGCCAGCCATAAAGAAAAACTGGAACGGAACGAAATAGTCAAGCAGATAAGTACAATCAGAACCCTTGTCCTGCCGACTATGGGATTCAAAAATATCTGCCAACAAACTGGAATTGAAGCGGATGATATTATGGCCAGGCTGGTCCGAGATAATCCCCACCAAGTAATCGTCCTGACCGGAGACGAGGATCTTTTGCAATTGGTCGATCAATGTACTTGGTATTCGCCAACGACAAAAACTTTAATGAATGAAAAAACCTTCCGGAAGAAATACGGCATTGCCCCAAGAGATTGGCGGATTGTCAAGGCCCTGGCTGGTTGCTCTTCCGATAAGATTCCCGGCATTAGTATGGTCGGGGAGAAAACGGTTTTGAAATACCTGAACGGAACCCTCAATAAAGATACAATTGTCAGCATGGTTATTGATGATGAAAAGCGAGCCATGAAAAAGAAAAATGGCATCCTCGTTAATTTACCATTCCCGAAAACGCAATCGGTTGAGATCCAGAAGGATGAATTCAGCCCGGAAGGGTTTGGGGCTATCTGCGATCTGTTTGGCCTGGAGAAGTTGGCGGAGAAAGTCGATGATTGGGAGATGATGTTTAAATAAAAGGGGAAATTATGAGGGATAAATCTTTTTATCGTATAGTTATATCGCATCGAGCCGCTGTAAAAGCACTTGAAGAAATTAATTGCGCTCTGACGGGAAATGAAAGGCCAAATTTTTATGGATATGGCTATGCCGATTATAAAGAAATTGGTGGATATGATCCCAGTATTAGAAATATGGCCGATGATATCAGAAGTTTGGTAAAAGAAGTAGAAGAATATCGAAAATTAAAAGAGGCATTAATCCCACTTTTTAAAAGATGATCAAGCAACTCAAACATTCGGAACTCCCGCAACTTCGCAACGATATTCTTCTTGACCAAGATGGCCGGTGCCCCATCTGCCGAAGACAAATAAATGAATATGAAATTTGCTTGGATCATGAGCACAAAAAGAAAGTAAAAGGGACTGGCCAGATCCGGGGGGTTCTTTGTCGGGCCTGTAATACCTTCTTGGGGAAAATGGAAAATAATTGCCGGCGATATGGAATTAGCCGAATGCGTCTGCCAAACTTCTTATCAAGGACGGCCGATTACCTGCGGGAAGACCACAAACCATTTATTCACCCAAGCGAAAAAGAAAAGTCCCCAAAATTGATGAAATCTTCGTATAATAGTCTGAAAGCAAATTATTCCGGGAAAGCAAAATTTCCTGAGTATCCAAAGTCGGGAATATTGACGGTTAAATTAAAAAGCCTTTTCCGGGAGTATGGGATCAGGCCAAAATTTTACGGGAAATAAAATGAACAGAAGACAATTCATAAAAACATCTATTCTAGTTTTGGGATGCTCATTGATTCAAAAACTGCCGGCCCCATTAATGCCAAGGGGATCGTGGGTTGACGATGCAATTACACTTTATCTGAGTACTCCAGATTCAGAGTTACTGGATTTTGAAATAGCCTTCAATGGCCAGCCAATCGAGACATATGTAATAAAGATGTTTCAAAATGGGGATAAATTCATCCATGAGATAAAGATTCCCAATATTTATAATTCTCCAGGAAGAATTACGACGACATATGAGGCGCAAATTGCTATGAATGAATCGGAACTTTCTCTTACCCCAGGAATCATTTCTTTGAAAAGAACAATCCCGGCCGGAAAATATATTGAACCAAAATCTCCACTCATTTTATCTGGTGAATCGGTATGATCAAGTCACTCCGGATAGAAAATCTTGAATCCCACAAAGATACCTTTTTTGAGTTCTCCCCCGGCTTGAATGTTTTTGTCGGGGAAACCGACCGGGGGAAATCAGGATCATTCCGAGCCTATAAATGGCTGACCCAGAATAATCCAGGTGGTGAGTGGATGAGGCCCCTGTACTGGGATGGTACAACGGCCGTCACTGGCGAGTTTATCAATCCCGGCTTTATCCTCAAGAGAGTCCGGGATAAGTCGGAAAACAGCTATGTACTCAATGAGGAGAAGCCAATCAATGCCGGGACTTCCGTTCCGGGCAATATAGCCACCCTGCTGGATCTGGATGATGTCAATTTGCAGACTCAGATTGAACGGGCTTTCCTCATGTTCGAAACTTCCGGGGAGCGAGGCCGCATACTCAATCGGATTGCCGGCCTGGATGAAATAGAACAAACTCTTTCCAATGCCAAGGAAGATGTAAACCGACTCGATAAATTATGGAAAGCCGAGAAAGCAACGGCAGAAGCCAAGGAAAAAGAGTTAGAAGAGTTTGCCGATATTGAGGATATGGAAGAGCGGGTCGGCCAGATTGATACCATGCAAAAGTTGCAAGCCTTCTCCGGCTCCAGGATTCAAAATCTGAAGAAATTGCGGGATAGCCTAAAAACGCTTGAGGATGCGATTATAGGCAAGGAAGGGTTACTTGCAGCCGAATCTACGCTTGAGGGTTTAAAAGCGAAATTACAGGCGGTACAGGCTGCGGAATCGCGGATTGCGAGGTTGAATAGAATCCTGACTTTGAATGCCGCTATAAAAAGGAAGGAAGCGGCGGAAAACTTTGATGGTATTGAGGATCGATTTGAAAAGATCAGGATCAGTACAGGGGCCTTGGAATTATCTTCCACCAGAGTAAAAAAACTGAAAAGATTATTGTCGGATTTTAGTATAATAGGTAAAGAGATTGTCGAGGTCGAGGAAAAGTTAAAAGACCTGCAGGCGAAGATTCCAAATATATGTAGCGAGTGTGGGAGGGAATTATGACAAGTTTTCAAATCTTCTGGCAAAATAACTACAATCATGCGAAAACTTGTCTTAGAATGGGAGTTCCGATTGAATGGTTCTTTGAAAATATGAATAATTTACGCGAAATGAATCAATCATGAGACGAAGCAATCATCCCAAAAAAGCCGACGCCATCCTGACCGCCGATATTGAACTGAGGGCCTTCCAACCGACCTGCCGGACAGATGATCACTGGGCGGCGCAGGAAAGGAAAATCAAATGGCTTTGCCAGTTGCAGATGGAGAATGATAATTGTCCTATCTTGGATGCTGGGGATCTTTTTGATAAGCGATATAAATCCAATCCGAGCCACGAATTGCTTGGTTGGGCAATGGAGAATTTGCCAGAGAGGTTTTATACCATTCCTGGTAACCACGATCTGCCGGGGAAATCAATCGATAATTATTCCAATTCAGCAATGGCGGTTCTGCAAAGAGCCGGAGCTATAAAAGTGACATATCCATGGAAAACAACTGTTGATGCGGAAATTCATCTTTTTGGTTATCCTTGGGGATTGGAAATAAAACAGCCGTTAATTCGACCCGTAATTGAAGAAAAATATATCGCCCTCGTCCACGCCATGGTCTACGAAGAGTTTGAACCATTCCCCGGCTGTGTCGGTTATTCTGCCAAGGAAGTAATGGATCTGCTGCCGGACTTTGATCTGATTGTTTGCGGCCATAATCACCAGACCTTTACCCGGGAAGAAGATGGGCGGGTTCTTGTCAATCCCGGTTCCTTGATGCGGAATGATGCCGACCAGATTGATTTTAAGCCCAGTGTCTTTTTGTGGTTTGCAGATACCAATACAATTAAAAGAATTTACGTACCGATTGAGGAAGGGGTTATCAATCGAGATTATATCGATATCAAGAAGGCCAAGGAAAACCGCCTGGATGCTTTTGTAGAGAAACTTGGTGAGCAGGTTGTATCAGGGATTAACTTCCATGATAACCTGGAGGCGGCGGTCAGCGACAGACTGATAACCCAGGGCGTCCGGGATAAGGTATGGAATTATTATGAGGGATTGAAATGAGCGAACAAAAAATAGCTGACATGTTGAAAAAAGTCGCCAAGCGGAAAACCGAACTGGCCGAACTGCGTGGGGAGAAGACCCAGATCCAGAAGCAAATGGCGGCAGATGATTGTGAAACCGCTGAGGATATTGAACGGGAAATCTCCAAGGAAGAACGGAAGATCAAAAAGATTAATACCGAAATCGAGGCTGCGGTTGAAAGTCTGGAAGCGGATTATGATTGGAGTTGATTAAAAATGCAATATAAAGATTTTGAAAGACCTTTTTGCCTTTGTGGTTGCGGCGAAAAAGTAGGGAATGATGAAAATTCACATTGGAGAACATCTAAATCTTTGTTTAAACCAGGACATAATTCGAGGTTTGGAATTCCTTGGACGGCAAAAGAGAAAGAAGAATCGAAAAAATTAATATATAAAATCATCTATATTGATAAGAAAAAAGCTATTTTTGTTGATGTAGAAAAATCAAGAAGAATTATTGAAAGAAAAAAGAAAAAATTAAACTATAAATACGAAGACCGATACCTAAAAACAAAAAGGGAAAATGGCAAAAGAAAATCAATAACAACGCCAATTGAAGAAATAATAGCTGCTCATTCTGCACTTCTTTTTAATAAAGATTCAAATAAATGCTGGTGTTGTCAATCTTCGGTTTATTTAGAAAAATGCCACATAAGAGCGGAAAGTGATGGCGGCAGTCTACATCCTGATAATTTAATTTTATTATGCGAAAGTTGCCATAATCTACAACATTTTTGGGCATATTCCCCAGAATGGAATAAAGAAAAACAATATGATTGGTTTAAATGGATGGATGAATGTCCGAAATCGGTAAAATCATCTACTTTTTCAATATGGACGAATAAAATGTTTAATACTTTATGAACCTGCAACCCTACAAAGACAAAATCCAGCAACTGAAAGGTCGCCGGCAAAAGATCCAGGAGGAACTTACCGCCTCCCAGACCGCCGCCAAGGTCCACCGCCGCGAACTCCGCAATGCGGAAAAGGCGCAGGTGATCATCCAGTTAACCGCCCAATCAACTCAAGATGAACTTCGGTATCAATTATCTGAGCTACCTAAACTGGCTCTGCAATCAGTCTTCGAAGACCCGTATGATTTCGAGGTATCTTTTGAAATTAAGCGAAGCAAGGTCGAGGTCGACTTCTGGTTTGTCCGGGAGGGGGCGAGAATTAACCCCAAAGACAATAGCGGGCTTGGTTCCGTCGATATTGCCGGCCTGGCCCTGCGCCCTGCTCTCTGGTCCCTTAGATCGCCCCGTAACCGCGCCAGTATCTGGCTTGATGAACCCTTCAAGCATCTCAAGGGGGCAGAGGCCAATCGGCGAGCCTTGGCTATGTTGTCGGAGATTTGCAAGCCAAGGCCGGAAAAGAATTGGCCGGGACTGCAGATTGTGATGATTGCCGATGAGCGAGCCAGCCGGGAGGATCTGCTTGAAGTGGCGGATTGTATTTATGAATTTTCGATGCGGGGCCGGCAGACAATAGTCAAGAGGTTAAAATGAGAAAAGTAAATTCCTTACCCGAGAAACAGGATTTGAATAATATTCTCGATAAAATCCGGGAAGAGTTAAATGACTTGGAAGAGGCCAAAGGCCTTTTATCAGACATTTATGAACAACTGGAAAATGACAATCAAATAAGTCATTATACCTGGACTCGACTTGTTTCATTTATGGAGAAGAAATGAAACGCTATATCATCAGAATGTGGTCAGATAAAGTTGACCCAGTAATTGTCGAAGTGGATATCGTCAGGGAGAATGAAGATGTTATTTTTCTGGCCGGCAAACCGATATCCAAAGACACCGATTACATTAAAGTCCGGGATACCTGGGAAGAGGCAAAGGCAGAACTGGTTAAACTGCAAGCAGCAATAGTTAAAAACCATTACCGGCAATGGAAAAGATCAGAAAGATTATTGAGAAAAATAGAGGAACAGAAAAATGTTACGTGATTTATTCTTTATTGTTATTGGAATGAATATTGGGGTGGGGATAAGTTTGGTATTATTTAAGGGATTCAGAGAAGAATTTATGGAATTTTTTAATATAGAAATATCAAAAATCATTGAGGCAAATAAACAAGAACCATATATAGCAGATATAAATACAGAGTCGTTGAAATATAATCCGAAATACGGGGACGATAGAATTTGTAAATGCGGTCATGTTTATTATAGACATTTCGATTGGGCAGATAATTATGCTGCTGTTGGTTGTAAATATTGTAATTGCTATGAGTTTATAGAGAAGTTATAAAATCCCTTTAAACTTCTTTTTTAATCTCTCAAACTCCTTCAACTCCTTCTTTTCTGTCTCAGCAAAAATATACCAGGCCTCAAGCTGCTTACTGTATTCTGGTTTAATATTCGCTACGCTATTCCAATTCACTGACACTTCAAGAAACTCTTTGTATTCATCCCATCTTCCATCTATACTACCGAGATTCCCATGAAGGCGAACGTATGTACTTTTCGAAGGAGTATGCATATGTCGGTAGTCTATTTCGATCTTTCCAATAACTCCAATATGGTATAATGCCAACAAAGCTGGTGGGGGGGCTTGCATTAATTCTTCTCAATATAATGAAATTGCTTTCTGTTTACATATTTCAATAACCGATTTTACCCCTCTCCGGACGTCTTCTCTCTTATATGCCCATGCTGAAATATTTATCTTCCCGTTATAAACAGACCTGAATTTAGGGAGAAGTTTTTCACATTCTTTACAGTCCTTGCAAAGCGCTTTATTTATTTCCAGGGTCAATAGTTCATCAGCATTGTTCTTTCCCATTATTCAAAAATCCCCCATGCCTGCCTGTAGAATTCATTCCAAGTCTGTCGATGTGGTTTCCCCGGCCTCCAGGCTTCGATGTATTGCTCCCAGGATCGCTCGTACTCGTCTTTTTGAGGTAGGGTATCTGGTAGTGTCCAAAGCAATAGACGAGCGAATGCCGTAGCCAAAACATCGTTATGTTCGATAGCCGAGTAACTTGTAGAAACACTTCTATCGTATTGGAGCCGATCAAGTACATTATTCATGATCATACTGGTTTGATAATGTTTTAAAACTCCTGCTACGCCACCCATTTGCTCAAACTGATAAAATCCTCTTGCTGGTCCACCAACTTGTCGACGATAAGTGAATCTTGATTCTTGCATGCCTATTGTCAACAGCATGGCTATTGCGGCTGGAGAGTTCATTTGCTTTGGCAGTAAAGCCAGGCCAGGATAAATTACGACTTGTAAAACATCGGATAGTTTCATCGTCATACCTTGTCAATAAAAACGCATTCCCCACCGCGTTTCAACCTATTTTCAACATCCGGGATTCTCATTACCCAGAATCCGTGCATTATTCTGTTCCATTGAGGCCAGGAGTTAGGACCACCCATTAGATCATCTCTCAAATTAACAAAAGTACCTATATGAGCATGGCCACCAATTGATCTTCCAACCGGATGACACAATCCTTTATGATCAGGATTGGACATCCCATCTGTCCAATCAAAACCGAATATAGGACAACCATAATATCCGAGACCAATGATAACCTCTTCAATGGTTCTTGCGTTATACCAGCCTTTGATCAAGCCTCTTCTTTTGGCTTCTCGACAAAGCGCAATTAAACTGGTTCCCTTGCCCTGAATTGGATCTCCAGGCCTTTCGCTTCCGGGGAATTGGTCATGATCCTGAGTATCAAAATAGAAATTAAGCGCCCAGAGAGAACCAAGCGATTGTATGCCAGGTTCGTGTTCAAGAGCCCCAGTCATTGCCATACCACCACAGGCAGACCATTCATCTTGGTTAAGAATGGGGTCACCAAACTTTTTGACCCTTCTTTTGCTGATCAGTTCCCTCCTGCTAAGATCAATACCACCATCAGGTGGGGCTGCAGCATATAACGGATATAATGAAGCATTAGGATTTGCTTCTGGAATTAATCCACATCGATAATCAAGAGTTTCTGTTTTTCCATCTCTGAACAACATTATATCCACCAATTAAGGTTTTTTGAGACTGTCTTTTTTGTCGAATTGAAGATATGTAAGAGTGGAAATATTTACGTTCATATCTGTTATTGATCGGAGTAAAGCTTCATATCTTTCTTCTGTTCTGGCCTGCCCAGTAACCAATAGATCAATTTGTTTGGAAAGGTTTTTGATATCAGCTGCTGTTGATCCGACATTGGATGTATACTGGGCTTTCATATCATCTTTTACTTCTTTGATGTATACAAAAGATCCACCAACAAATAATGTAACGAGAAGTGACCATCCAAAAATTCGATTTTGCCAGGTAAGTATTTTTGGAATATTATCGGTTAATGCCTGCATATTTTTTCTCCGCTCTACCTCAATGCCATGTAAAGCACATTGCCCATCAATTCCAAAGTTACATTTCCCGCTTTCTTTCTCGTCCTCATGTTCTGACATCAACCCTCTCCTTTGATGATTGCGAATTTCATTATAAATTTATATGGGTCTTTATTGTTGATTTGTTAAAGACCCATATAAATTTGATAAAATCTCTTTTATTCTTTCAGAACAGGTTCATCCTTAGGCTCAACAACTTCGGGCTTTTTGAATACACCGGTGAGATTGGCCAGTTTCACCATTGCGGAAACAAAGACCTCGATAGCTGGCCAGACTGAATCGATCTCCTTGAAAATCACACTGAGACTTTCCCGGATAGCCGTAATCTTTTCTTTTCCCCAACCAGAAGCCGGGATGAACTCCTCAATCTTTTGTACTGCCTCGATAATAGCCGGCACCATCTGCAAGAACATTAAGATGTACTTCATGGTTTTTTCTCCTCTAGGGTTCCAATAGTTAAGGCATCTGCCCCTTTCAGTTTTCTCGTAGTGACAATCGTCAGAACGATATTTACGGCATTTAAAAGCCCAGCAAGTGATCCAGAAACGATGATTATCACCTCATCATTTACCGGCAATTTAACATCAATGGCTTCCAACCCAAGAACAATTGCGGTTAGAATAAGAGCAATTTGATTCGCAGTAATGGCAACATTCTTCCAGCCTGCTGGGTCCGAAACCTGCTGCCCAGCTTCCAAAGCCTCCTTGAATTGCCCTACGTTTTTTATCAGTGAGATCCATCTCATAATACGCTTCGTCTCCTATAATCAGCCTGATGTAATCATCCCCAGTCATTGCCCTAGGAACACATGAACAAAATAAAAATATTGTGAAACCAACAAAACAGAACTTCATTTTTGCTTCTTACCCTTCTTTTGAAATAACTGTTTTATTAGTTTCACCAACTTCTTCAGATCCACTTTTATCCCAATTATCTTGTCTTTTGGTGGAGGCGGATAGTCGTTCATGAGTTTCCTCATTTGGATAATTGCAGACTGGGCATTTGGACCTGTCAATATGTAAATGCTGACAGGTCTTGCAAATATATGACATTAGTTATCGGTTACTACGACCGGAGTATCAACGATATCTACGCCAGGGGCTACGGGATCAGCTACTGGAGTAGTTGCATCAAAACTGCCGCTGGTAGTCGCTGTGCCTTCCTCACCGGTATTGGTTACATCGGTATTAGTCTCTGAGTTGGTCCTTGAATTAGTTACCGACACATCACCACCTTCCGTATTGCTCGTTGTACTATTCCCGGCATTCTTGCCTATACTATCAACAATCTCGGTTGCAGCCCATGCCCCTGCTACCCACTTCACCGCATTCAACACTCCGCCTCCGAGAACCTGGACGCTCCTATTACGATTGTTGGAGTCAGCGATTAAGACATCGTTCAAGTTCGTCCCCCCACCGCAGGGGTCAATCTGCTTGCCAGTCAATGCCCCGACGAGTTGCGCGGTTGCCTTCTGCTGCTCGATCATGACAATGGCCATGTCGCTCAGTTTGGAGTAGTCCGGACCATTCATCGCCAGAGATTGATAGCAGGCCGTACGAGAGTGTTCCTTGTTCAGTTCGACCTGGACAGCACCATCCGTAGCGGCAAACTGATGTGGAGCACACCCAGCCAATAATACAGACAATGAAACTAAAATTACTGCAGCAATTCTTTTCATACTGGTTCCTCCTTAAAAGTAATAAGTTATCCGAGATGGATGCCTACCATACGGTGAATGGGCAAATGTATTGGTTTTATCTTTGGAATTCTTTACAACAAAGCCATTATGGGGGCCGCTGCTGATTCGGTTTGCCCTACCTAATTGAACTCGGTATCCTTCTCGCGGTCGATCAGAAAACACAACGATAGCAGTGCCCCCTCTAAACATAGGGAAAGTACGGAATGCTTGACGATTACCATTCCGCACCCCATATGTCCCAGTGCTCTTTACGCCTGCTGCAAATTCACCAGCACCAGAATAAGGAACTGGTTGCGCCTCTACCCAGTCAACTCCTTCGAGTTCCTCAGCATCGATATCTAGCTCAATAGCTTTATCGGTATCATCTTGAGCAAATGGATCATACTTTGCAGTGATATCCCCTGGCCCAGTCTGCTTGTTATCATTATCACTAGAACAACTGGAAGTCATTGCAATGATAATTAAAGCAATCAGAGCAACCGCCAATATTGTTAAAATAGAACTGGTTTTCATTTGCTCACCTACACCATAAATGTTTTTACTTCTTTTCCTTTGCCAATTGCCGAAATAATTATCTCATTTTGAACAATAACTCGATCGCCAGAATATCTCGGAATTGATCCTCTGGCCTGCAAAAGCCTTCCGGAATCATCAATCAGTTGATAAAGATCACCGGATATCCTTTTCTGAATAGTGGCAATAATACTTACCTGTTGTTCTGGAGAAAACAACTTTATGAGAGTTTCTTTTTTCATCTCATTTCCCGCTCAATTGCTATGGAAGTGGTGGCCGAAAACTGCCTTCCATTTTCAGAGATATCAATCGTTATGGCATATAGTTTTAACTTCCCTCGATACTGGCCAGACTCTTCGGTTACATTCATCAGTTTTCCAACCGGCATATAAGGAAGCAAAGTGCAATTCCCGCGCTCTACACTGCGATTACTGCAGTGATAATCTATTTCCCTTGTACCTCTAGCTATGCCGGCCTGATCCGTCGTTAGAAGCGATTCTACGATGTCTGGGCCTTGATTATTGCCTGGGGGTCTGGCAACTTGAATTCTCATACGGCCTCGACGGTAAAAACTATGGCTATAGGATATTGTGCCTCATCCAATTCGATATCCCAACTATCTGCTACTTTCTGAAAGTCAGAAGTGGAAAGCGGAGGTGGCCTGAACTGATAAAGAGTGCAAGAAAACGAATATGTAATATCTCCAATACAAGGAGAGTTAGAGGCTTTCAGTCCACCTTCTGTTTTTGTTAATGAAGCCTCATTGCCATACCAAACTGCGCTTGGCGAACCATCTATTTCATAATTTACACTGACCGGAGTATCGTTATTGACAAATAACATCTCATCTGTTTTTGATCTTGATACCTGGCCCTGATTTACTACTTGGCCAGCGGTAGTCTTGATGGCGGTGACTTGTAATTTGGATCTATTGTAATGAGTCCGAAACCAAATAAAATCGTCTTTATAGAATTCAGTTTTTACTTCACTTTGATCATCGACATTCATTATCTCATCCAACTCGATAATAAACTGACGATCTGATTCAGCTACAGATTCACCAAAATCTACAACTATTGTTGGTCCACCAGACTTCATATTGCTATTGCCTCCGGAAAGAACTGAACCTTCTCTATCTCTGCATCACGAACTCTGAACTTCCAATATTTTGTATTGTAAACCACTTCGACTAACGAATTCTGGCTCAAGTCTGTAGATACTGTTTTATCTTCGTTTATGGTAATTAATCCAAGTTCGGTTTCTTTATAGTCATGGGAAATCTTGCCGTAAAAAGGCTTCTGGGTCATTCCTTCGCCGGCAATTATCTCCACTATTTCTGTTATTTTTTCTGTGGTAATTCCTTCAGCAACTATTGATACCCAAGCTCCACCAGAAGTATGAAGAATAACCTGCTCCAATGGATTCCAGGGAACCTGATAAACATAAATATCTTTGGTGTTCTCATCAATATCTACTTGTTCAAGAGTCAATCCGCTTTCATCAATTACTTTATCAGAAATTAAGAATCTGTTATATCCTTCCCGAATATCAGAAGTCGAATCTACAGAAAAGAAGTTATCCATATCAGTTAAATAAAAATCCGGAGTTGCAGTTTCCCATTCTGTTGTTGATATAGGATATTCCGGAAGGCAAATTAATTCACCAGCCGGAGATGATTGAAGTATTCCACCAACAGCATTAACAATCCTTCTGATTATGGATAATGGCGATTCATTGTTTGCTGTTAAAACCCCTGTTGGGATATACCAATCAATCAATTGCCAAACCACCGTAATTGATTTAATAGCAGCAAGGCCGGCAACAATTACAGAAGCTAATGCTCCAGTAAATTCTTGATCTATTGGCGTTGCATATGGGCTATCAAGAAGGATCGTTTTTGAAGCAAGAGGAATATAATATTCAACTCTGCCCCCTTCTGGTCTTGATTGCCTTGGTCCCTCAACAAGTAAATGATATTCCGTTGAATCTATCGGAATAATAATTTCAGTTTCAATATGTTTGCAAAGAAGAAATTCATTTTGGTCTGCAAGATGGATTTCACCTTTTATTGCATATTCACCTTCATCAATTTCAATATTAATATGATGTGGGTTTAATGAATCGCCAATATCTGTAGTTGCAGAAAATAATGGCTCTTGTGCCTCTTCAGCGTCTGGTCCGGCAATAAAAATCTGTTCGAGTTTTTGTCGAAGTAAAGTGTATTCAGAAAGATCATAATTATATGACATTAAAACTCGTAAATCTCCTTCTGAAATAAAATACCTCATCTCCATAATGGCCAGTAAATCGCCAGGCAAATTCCAACTCTCAACCAAACTTTGTCGCAGCTGCAGGGCATCACCGAAGAGTTGGGATAGTAAACGCCGCAGTAGATCGGCCGAGCCGTAATACTGCTCCAGGTAGGCCCGCACCACCGGCACGTTGCCATAGTGCTGGGCCAGGACGGCGAGCATACGCAGACTGTAGACCTGGATCAGGACGGCGACCTGGCGGTTGGTGATGTGGTAGGTCTGGTCGAGGATTGAGCGGACCAGACCTCCTATGAGGCTGTAGGGCTGGTCGAGGATGGCGCGGACGCTGGTAATATTGGGGATGGTCGGCGCAGCTGATTTATACGGATGATCCACAGGAAGGCCAGCCTGGAGGCCCCACCTCCAGGACAGATATCCCTCTATCTGTTGCCGATCATTGGTCGAAAGCGCTGAAAAAATTACTATAAACTCACAAATATACCCATCCCAAAACTGCTGAACTCCATTAGAGTCAGTCAGGTTCGCCCCAATTGCTAATGGATTAAGCGTAAATGTCGAAATGGTACTTGCATTGGTTCCAACACTATTTCCATTGCGGAATGCTTGTCCGGAAGAGGCAGAAGTAACCATCTCCAAAAGTTGTGGTGTAGTGGGAAATCCCGCACTTTCAGTGATATCAGCATTGGTTGATGCTGTTATCCCTCCCCGTCTGTAGATAATGCTGGTGTTATCAATCTTCGCCATAAACACACCAGCACCGTTACCAGCTATGCGTTCGCCAAATGCTATTCGAGCCCCTGCACCTGCATCGTCATTTTTACAGACCAAAAAAACTGAATAACTGGTCTTGCTGGAAAAAATTGATGCAGCTAATCGCAGCACATCATTAGTGCCATCAAAATTAATGGCATTTAGGCCATTAACTGCTCCGGGTGCGACTGCTGGCCGATTCGTTGTGGTGGCCTGTGTGGCGTGGCGATTATTGCCGGATTTATCGGCCCACTGGCTGACACCGGTGGCGATAGTGATCGTACTGGCATCGCTGGCATCAAGCCACAGATCAGTAGTAATTTCCGATGGTGTCCAGAGAGCCATTATTTGTCACCTCGCACGATATACTCGGTATGGCCGCACATTCCAGCCCTCCACGGTTGATCGGTGGCCGGGCGGTTCTGGCACTGGATGGCGTGGGAGGCGCATGGATTGCGGTCGGCAGACGCAAGCGGCACAATGACCGCCGACCCACCACAGACAGAGCAGGTGGTGATGTTATCTGGTCGGCGACGTTTGGTTGGGGTTATATGTAGTTCACCGGCGGGTATGTATCGGCTAATGGCGGTATCGATGACTGTAATTGTTGCAGGGATAGTCTGCCCAGCGGCATTTGCCGCCTGTAACAGTGCCCTGGTGTTTTGCAGATCTCTGAGATTATAGACCTCAATATTTATCAGCATATCCATTCATAAGCCTGAGTTAATACTACGTTTATCCATATACCTCGGGATGAATACCACGGCAGTGCAATGTATGTATAGTTGCTAAACCCAAGGTTTCCGGACTTAAAGTTGGGAAATCCTTCAGGCCATGTGGCAGAGATTGCCCCGCATATCCTGCCATCCAAGGAAGAATCATAGAATGCTCCCCCGGTTTTGTGATACCAAGGAATCGAACAGCTGGGGCTGTTGCTTTCAAGGGCACACCTCTCGATGGCCGCTTCCAGAGTTAAAAACGATGAATCTAACTGGCAGAACTCGACATAGTTCTGCACCACTTTATATTTTCCCTTAATGCCAGTTTTAACGCCGGTCGCACCTGGACTATCAAATGCATTTATAAAGGAGGACGCATGTTGTAACGCGGGCGTTGAATCATCACCGTTAAGACCTCCAGCGGTCTGATATGCCAAACTCCATCTGCCGACCGTGGCTCGTATCCATCCAGATGCAATTGAGCATCCATCTGTCACCTCAATAGGTGCAGAGCCGCAGGCCAGTGGGCCAGCATAAATTTTGATAAAAGGCACAGACGTATCAGCATTACGTAGTGAATGCCCATCAAAGGTAAAATCTATCCCTTGGACCGACCAATGATAGGGGGCGGTACCGCCGACAACAAAGACCCATCCATTAGTCCCAGGAGCTAAAACTTCAACCGAATTTTCACTATCCCAAACAATCGTAGTAGTATCTTCACAGCAATTTTGTTGACGAATTACCGTCTCTTCATATCGAGTTCCGCACCCCTCTGGAGTAATTGGGCCAAGACCGATAAACTCAATTGGTCCAGGCCATTCTAAAGTCATTCTGTTGATAATTTCATCTGATAACTTTTTCCCACCTTCTAGCCTAAAGCTTCGTACTCTACAGCCATCATGTTGACCATCAACGCAACATTTCTCACTAAAGAACCAAGGTTCAGTAACCGGAGATCCGAATGGAGGAAGCGGAAAATAATCAATACAACCATATTGCTGAACAGGTTCTGGCGGTGGTTCTGGCTCGGGATCTTCGTCCGGTGGAACTCCGGTTGAAGTTAAATATCCACATACCTCTTCAAGCAATCCTTCGTCTACTTCAGGAGGATTTATATCCGCTCGATAAACATGATAATGATAAAAAGCCAAAATATTCGCACTCTGAGACTCGCCAAGTTCAGACCCAACATAATTTGGTACACCTGGAATTTCTACAGTAACAATATCGTAAAGAGTTCCAAACTCAGCACGAAGAGATCCTGTTACCTCAACTCCCCAAAACAAAGTATTTCCTAATGCCTGTATTGGTGGTGGAGTAATCACGCCATTTTTACCAATTACCTGTCCCAACCAAGAAACCCTCAATCCGGTTTGAACCGGAAAGGGGAGAACAGTAAAAGATTCATTTTTTACGTTTTGATTAACGCTTACCTGCTCTGAAGAAAGAACTGTTTTAATGATTTTGCCAACACTTAGCCGTAATGTATATGGAACATCAGGGTGGCTTCTAATAATCTTTAAATCAGTTTGATAAGTTCCGGACCTCAGCATTTCACAAGCCGACATATCAACTTCTGTCTTCTCAGCTATCTTATCAAGAACCTCATCCATATCCTCGAAAGAATCCGAAGTAACAGGCTCATCTGGGACGACAGGTTCTTCATCCTGACTTTCTACACATAAAGTCGTATCAAAAAGGGCGTCAATGGTATCAGCAACAAAACCAACAGTTGCCCGCTCATCCTCAACTACCTGCTCGATAGTCAACCAATACTCATCTTCCGGAGTCAGTTCGGAAAGTGGTAATTGATATCTGAGAATTAAATTTTTGTAACTCATGGGGTCAGATCCTGGCAGAAGTTGAAAGGATCTTTTCCATCTATAATTGCCACAATGGTGTCTTCTTTACAGGTTGAATAATAAACTCGCCTGGTTGATACTTCTTCGCAGAGATGGACTAGAGTCTCATACATATTGGGGCAAAATTCCAGAATATCTTTTACGCACTGGGGAATCTCAATTTCTAATTCTTCTGTTTGAGTAGCGCCATCTAAAGACAGCCAATCAGCAGTAATGGTGCTTTCCAGATTCTCTATTTTATAACTATTCAATTTAACAATTGGCGGTGGAGAAAATACAATTTTTCTGTCTTGAATTTGCTGAATTATATTGTTTTTCAAATCCTCTTCGGTTATTTCTTCCTGAGTCATGGGCTTGTTGAGGACAATCGTTAAAAGATAATAACCCCCAATGGCTTTTCCTTTAACTCGAAATGCCCCAAATACTTCTGTAGAAAATTCAAGCCTCTTATTTGTTATGGTAATGCTCGGAGTGGGAATGCTATCACCATAAGAATTGAAAGTTGGTGTTTCCCATTCAACAGAAACATCCTCCATGTAATACGGAAGATCCCAGGTATTTGAGTTATTCACGAACCCGGAAAACTCTCTTGGTAAATTAACGATCTGAACTGGTCCAATAGTCCCCAATGAAGCAGCAAGGTTATAAAGCAAAGCAGGATCACTCGGCCAAGCATAAAAGCCCAAATAAACATAAATATCAGATCCAATAAACTCAACAGGGCATCCAATCGGTTTGTAAGTTCTGGCCGACACACCAGTTGCTGCCAAAGTCCACATTTTGTAGATATCACGAATTGAGGCATAATAAGAGAGTTTTGACTCCAGTTTCTGTTCAAGTTTCACCCAAGGTTCTTGTTCACTATCGAGAAGCAAACTTGAATCTGGACTGATCCTTATCTGGAGGTTTTTTTCACTCATCAAATTGCCTCAAGGCCGGTACAATAATCAATATCAACATATTCATCTTCTGGCGGAACATGGTCCGGTGGTTGATCATCTGGAATTATATCAAGATCAGCATTCCCATAATTACACTCTCCGGTCTCAGATCCTTCCGGGATATCCATTTCCATATAAGTATTTCCACCATCCCAACAAGCATAAACAAAAGACTGAAGTTGATTCTCATTAGCATCCGGCCTGGGCTGAATATTTAAATTATAAGTATGCCGACAGACCTTATAGGTTATAATGAGTGTTCCATATACCTTTTCAGGAAGAGAAGCCCCATCGGTTGTAACGGTCGCTTCTGGATTTGGATTTACTATATCTCCATCAGAAGTATAAACTGGTCCTATCCACCCGGACGAAACGATCTCCAAAGCCGGGTATTTGAGCCCTAATTCTAATTCAAGATCGACTTGGATCTCTTCACTAAGCTCTAAAATTTGAACGCGCCTTGGCGATAATGACCCCCAAGAACAGCCGATTATATAGTTGAGGTCTTCCCTCGATGGATATGCATATACATTGCCGTCAATAATCGTAGGGGGACAGTTCGGTTCGGGTTCATCCTCCTGGAAAAGAATCGAATTTATAGTTGCATACACTCCGAACTTCGTCACATACCCAAGGAGAGGTTCCCAGGGATCTTGCTCAAGCAAAACGAAATCATCATTATTTCTATTTCGCCTTGGCTGAGCAATTGAAATCCGGAGTGTATGTTGCTTCGAAGCCATTTTATACGGCCTCTCCTACAATCACCTGAGTGGTTTTGTTATTGGCTAAACTGGCAGACCCAGCAGGGACAACTCGCTTCTGACCAATACCAATAGCAGCCGGATGAGTGGTAAAAGTGACGGTATCGCCAGCCTCCCAAGTTCCACCCCACGCCTCCAATTCAATGGTAAAATACGGTTTAGTAAATGTGGTATTGTTTGGAGCAAAATCACCACCAGTTGTTCCAGTTCCAATCGTCCCAGTTAATGAATCGCCAGTTAATGAATAATGAGTGGCATCAGTAAAGGTCAACGTCCAGTCCTCATCAACAGTCCCAATATTATCAAGGATGATTGGATAAGTCGATGTATCAAGAGTCCCAGCAGTGCTCGTAACTACCGGAGTAGTTACAGAAGTTTCTATATCCGCTGTTGGTACAATCAGGCTTGAAACCCTTGGAGAAGAAATAGTCGGAGTTCCAGCAGCAGTATAATTATTGGCAATTAACTCATCAACCGTAATTGTAATTTCAAGACCATCAACAGTCGGGGTTCCATTAATGGTCAAAACTTCTTCATTTCCGGTCAGAGCATCGGCAGTTGCTTTATCGGTGAGTTTGATCTTGTCACCATCAGCAAAAATCAAATCAGCACCAGAAGCCAAAGCAGCATTTTTAACGACCACGACAATGGTCTGAGCACCAGCAGTAATATTCTCTGCAAGATAGGCAGTGCCGAATTTTCTTTCCGTATCGGCACCAGTTGAATATCCAGTCAAATCCTCAATGGCATCCCTCTGCCCCATCAAAAACATAGTCACATAATCAGTAGCCGAAAGGGTTGGAGCATCGGTATAAACAGAAGGATCAATTAAAGTTCCATCGGCATCATCAGCAACTTTCCAGAACGTCTTCTTGTAATCGAAAAACCCAGCAGTCCTCTGAGCGCTGGTCACATGAGGGAAAACGTTCTGAACAACTCCGCTGGTAACCGGAGCAGCACCATCCATTCGGCCATTGGCTTTTTGTTTATAAACCTTTAGATCAGAATTCTGCATTATGCCCTCATCAATGTAATTGTTCCAATATATCTTTCGTTAGCCGTAAAAGTCGATTGCCACAGGGTTTTTTCAACAGCAAAGCCGTCAATCTTAATCTTTACATTTATTGTCTCTCCATGATAACTCAGGGAGATAGTTTCACCAGACTGCCGGAAGGCCTCAAGGGAGGTAAGTTGCGCCTGGGTAAAATAGCCCTTTCTGATATCGTCTTCCTCAATAGCCTCAAGAACTATTTCAGAAGTACCTGCAGGCCCACGCTGAGGAATAACCTTGCCACCAAGCGTTACTCTTTCGTTGCCAGAAACGATAGACTGATTGAATCTTCCTCTCCAGGAAACATGATCATTAAGCGATACACCACCAAGTGAAATGGACATTATGATCTCCTATGGAATTTCCGTTGAAGTTCGGAGAAAAGTCTATCCCCATTTCGATTATCTGCTCGTACTGTTATCGGTTCTGGACTGCCGGCAATAAAGTATTTTCTGATTGACTCTGAAGTCGATTCCTGGGATACCTGTTGAATCGGTCCACCCATTGCAAAAGCCTGACGAGGAAATCCCGGCATTACAGGCCCACCCATCCGGAGTTTTGGGAGAAGATTCTGGACCACTGTTTTCCAGTCACCGGCGTTATAAGCAAGAGTCGTTCCAACACCGACTTCCCGCTGCCTTTCCTTCCGGATCATCACTTCCCCAGCTTCCCCCATAATCGGAATCTTATCCCCTCCGCCATATCCGGGGAAGTACTGCCCTGCAGCTGCATGTACCGCTTGTCCACCGAATCTAAGGGCCTGGATAGTCCCGCCGAGCATATAGCCTGCTACGGAGCCCCCTGCCGACTTCTCACTGATCTTTATTTTGGAGGCTTCTGTCTGGACTTTCTTTATCCCATCCAACATCTTATCAATTGATGCTTCCGCTGCTTTAGTTGCCGATTCCCAAACACCTTCCCAACCCTTTCCAACTTCTTGTACTTTATCTACAATTTTCTTGGAGTCAGCGGTTTGCATTTTGACATTTTCAGTTGACCCCTTCTTTGCCGTATCAGAAACATTGGTCCATGTTTCCCCAATCTTTCTGACCTCAGTCTCTATACCGGCAGCAGCATCTTTCGGTACAGCCCATAAAGTTTCACTGACTTTGGTGGCCGTCTTATTGAGAGATTGATCTATATTTGTAAAAACAACATTGGCCGAATTGGCCCCATCCTTCCAGGCCTTATCAAAAGCAGCTCCCATAGCTGGAAAAGTCTGCATTGTTATTTCGTTTGATTTGGTTTTTACATCTTCAAAAAGTTGAGCAGCAACAGTAAAATTGCTTTCTTTAATTACAGAATTTGCGGCATCTATCTCAATCTGTTTGCTACCTTTTAAGGCCTCATCCCTGAGTTGGATCATTCGCTCAACGCCAGCAATGGCCTCAGCAACGCCCTGCTTTGTACTGACGAGGGTTTTATCCCCTTCCTTTACTTCTTTATTCAATTTGACAAAGCGCTCTTGTGCCATATCGGCATATTTAACAGCCTCGTCAAAATTCCCTGCCTTGGCCGCTTTCTCTGCAGCCTGCTCATATTCCTGAGCCTCTTTCTTGATATCTTTCCAAGCAGAGAAATCATCCATCCCGGACTGTCGAAGTGAACGGATAAGTTCTTCACCAGACATTTGATTCTGGGCTATTTCATCGGAAATCTTCTTTATAGCATCAGCGTGTTTCTCGTATTCATCTTGGAGAGTCTTCAAGGATCTTGTCTGATTGTCTTTAAAAGACTTCAGGGAGTTTTCCATTGCTCTCTGAGCAATAGCGGCCTCACGAGGAGCAGACTTCCAAGGATCGGAAATACTCTCCTGAATAGCATCCTTGATCTTGGCATCGAGAATAGACTTCTCAAGTTCAGAAATTTTAGCCTTTACAATGCTGGCCTGCCTTTCCATCTCCCCAGGATCGGGAAAGAGCGACCAAGTAGCTTTTTGATTTTTTAGTCCAGCAATTTTTCTTTCGACTTTTTCAACTTCAGTAAGAATTCTGCCAGTATTAAAATCCCTCGTTCCAGCGGCTACATCAAGCAAGTTTTGAATGTTTTCGGCAAACCCTTTATAAGCCCTGGCCCCTTGCTGAATACTCCCAGTCTGCGTCTTTTCCAATTCATTATTAAGAGTCAAAACCCCTGCGGCTGCAATAGCCGCTTGAGGTCCAAACTTGGCAAGTACCCCACCAACAATAGCAAGCTGACCTATCCCTGGAGTCCCTAATGCATTTGAAAGGTCTTGAATCGCTTTCCCAAAAGCAATAGTTCCTTCCAGAACCGACTTTATATTTTCTCCCCAACCTTTTAAATTTGTTTCATTAAGAACGTTACCAAATTTTTTAAGTCCGTCTGTAATAGAATCGACAAGAACTCCAAAAGCCGGTTGAAACAAAACTCCTAATTTGACTTTGATATCGTCAACATAACGTTGAAGTGACAACCACTTCTTCATTGGGGTTTCCATCGCCCCAGCATAAGCACCGGCTATTTTCGGCCCCTCAGCAAGTACCGAATTCATCCTGGCCGTTGCTTTTTCACTCTCTGTCAATTCGGCTGTTGTCTTATGAAGAGATGCGGCCATTTCAACATAAGAGTTTTGAAAACTTACATTCAACCCGATAGTACGAAGGATCTCAATCTCGCCAGAGCGGATACCCATAATCATCCGTTCAAATGCTTCTGACGAATTGATATTGCCGATTACCGCCGCATCCTGGGCTATCCTGGCAAGTTCAGAACTCTTGGAAAGATCAATCTGAGCCTGAGACATCTTGGTCAAAGTCTCGCGAGCAGAAGTCATGGAGATACCAGTCTTCCGCAACTCCTGCTCGTACTTGGCCATCTCCCGAGCTGAATACCCAGCATTTTTGCCGACTACTTCCATCACCACACCAAGTGTGTCGAACCTGGCTGTGGCAAAGGTAACTTCTTTAATGGCGGCGCCGATAGCAGCAACAGAGGCTATACCAGCAAAGTATCCAGCGGCTCGTTTGGCAAAAGCGGCGATATTCGTTTCGGCTTTATTCAAGCCGGAAGTATCAGCCTCAATCCTGGTATACAATGAACCAATATCGATCATTTCTTGCGCCTTTGTTTACTTTTTCTGCTACCAAATGCTGATTTCAATGCTGCCGCCATCTCTTCCGGGGTCTGCTTCTTTTTCTCAACTATTTTCGGTTCAATCAAAGGATTCGGGACAAAGTCTTCTGGCACCCAGTATCTTCTCTTCCCTGTATCCTCATCCTTGCCTTCTAATACTGAAAAATTCCCTACCGTTGCGCAAATCATTCCAAACAACTTCGATTCGTGTACCGCCCCAAACGGTTCTAACTCCGCATATGCTATCCACTCCGCTACCTGACTTGCCGTTAAGTGTTGGAGTAGATAATCAGGGTGCGGGTATCCTAGTTCACGACAGAGTCGGAAGAGGAATCTTCGTTCGGAACGGGCTCGGAGTTTTTTGTTGTTGCCGCATCTGCCTCCTCATTCATTCCGGAAAGTCTCATACCAACATCAGAAAGACGACTGGTGGCCCTGGAAGACTTGCTCATCAGATCCGGAATATCAAGATCCGAAAACATCAAGGTGCCATCTTCATTAACAACCGTTGCAATCAAGACCCTGAGCCTCATCCCACCGACTTCATTACTTTCCTTCTTGACCACCCAGGCATCAAACCGATCTCTTGTAGCGGCATCCATCTCCTGGACCCAAACAGAACCGCCCCACTCAGGAACAGGCACCAATTCTCTCTTCAGTTCGGTGGCCTTCAGTACATCAAATTTACCCAATACTTTTTCGCTCATTCTTTCCCTCTTCTTGGTTATTTGTTGCTGGTTGAACTACTTTTTAGGTGGACTGGAATCCACTCTGGCCGCTGACTTTGATCGTTACTGACATAGTAATCTTATCGTCCAATGGAATAGAATTGCCGATGTCGGTTACAAGGCCGGAGAACTCGAATGTACCAATTGATCCAGGGAAGACGATCTGATAATCAACGAGAGTTTCAATCTCGAAGTCATCATTCATGTCGTCATAACCATCCCGGGTAAAGTTCATTACTACCTGACCGCCATCCCTGAAGGCAGCAATGAACTCCCGATATCCACCAGTCGAATCCAGGCTGGTAACATCAATAACATTCCGTTTCTTGTCTGGGCCTTTAATGCTGTTGATCTCTGCAATTGCTGCAAAGGTCGCGCTGCTCAACATGTTCGACCGTTTGAAGGTCGTTCCTACACCAGATACCGCATTTGACATAATGTCCTCCTATTGTTTTAACTGTTACGCCCTTTTGATCCGCAGATTGCACGAAAAAATCGGCCTTCCTTGTGTATCATTCCCAACATGAAATGGTTCTGTTAATTTCCAAATCAATATGTAAAGTGTACTGTTTATCGTTGTATTTGCTAAAGCATGAAGTTCAGCCATGATTGCTTCCATCTTTGCCCAAGCCGCTTCATATCCACCAACCTTCCCTCTAACCAATATCTGAATAGTGGGATTCCTGATATTGGTTGGATCGGGGGTCATTCCTGATGTATCGAATATGGCTGTGGCCAATACGGGAGTTTCTGGTAAAAGAGAAATGAAAAGATTTGTTCCGAAAGTAAAATCAAGGATTGAATTGGAATCGTCCGATTTATCCAGTAGGTAATCTTTTATGTCTTTAGAAGGAGAATTCATATTATTTCAGTTTTGCGTGCTTAACCAGGATCTGAAGAATTCGATTTTTATTTTTGAACAACGCCTTTTCAAGAAACTTATTTGAACCAGAATTGAAATTGTAATGCGACGGCATCTCGTGAACCCATAAAGCATAATTAGCTGTATATCCTACTATCGCATTGAATTTATGTTTTCCTTTATTTACAATGCCTCTTCCTTCAGATATTTGACTTGAATGATCACTTGCCATTTTACCGGCATCAGATCCTGTAAAGTTTGGTGTCGGATTATCTTCTCGTTGATCAGTTACTAGAATGAATGCGCTATTTCTAAGATTACCAAGGTCAATTGGTGTTCCTTTAACAGAATCGTATTTTACTACCAGAGCAGCTTCGGTCAAACCTTCCTTGGTATGGAGTTCGATATCTGAAATGGCTTTGTTCAGATTCTTCAAAACCAGCGATAATCCTTTCAGTTCGCTCATACCAAAAATGCTTTCCGTAAAAATTGATCCGCTTTGATTATCGGGATCTTCTCAAAACCTTCGATGGTCAGTGCATCTTCTGTTTCTGGAGTTCCGCTACTATCGACATCCGCCAATAACATCAAAGCCATTCTACCTTTCATATCAAAATCGGTTTCAGAAAGAACTACAACCCTGGAAAGGATTTCTTCAACTCCATTTCCAGCACCTTGAGAAGTCAAAAACTTCTCTTGCTTTACAGTCCAGCGAACATCTACCTCAACCGGCTCGCCATAAGTATATCCACCATACCCATCCGGAGTTGGTGCTCCCCAGTAAACAGCTTTCTGATTGAAGAACTTTCCGAGGTTCATCAGTGATACCCAATCGTATTTAGAGAGGCAGATTTGCTATACCCGTTTTTGGCTATCTTTCCGAGAGTCCCGGAAGTATCCAAAAGGATTGCCATCTGGCCATAACTAGTGCCATTCAGGCCCATCCCCCACTGTCCCTGATAAGATTCGGAAAGGACATCAACGCCAACTGATTTCACTCTCTGATCCTGCACGCTCAATGCATGGGCAGCAAGATATCTCTCAATCTCCTTCAAGGTTTCATCAGTCAACCCAGCCGTTTCCAGCCAGGAAGTTACCATCATATTTGCTGTATTGATAAAAACATTAATATCGGTCAAAGTGGTATCGATAATGGCAAAGACTTCGATATCAGTTACGCGAGCCATTACTTGCCCTCCTCATTGAACCATTTTGGCTCGATAAATGCCTTGACCATCGGTTCATTAAACACCAACCCAACGCTCTCTATCAGCTGCCTGGCGTAATCCCAATCTCCAGCACAAAGACGAGACGGCCAGAAGCCGAAAATATCAAGCTTGGCAGTATGCATTTCTGCGAATCTTTTCTCGTGCTGATCTATCCAAGACTGCCAGCCGGCTTCATCCCGGTATGCTCGCATGAATCGCGTTAATTGGCAACTCCTAATAATATCTTTGTGGTTCCGGTGAATGATGATCCACTTCGCTTTTGGAAAGGCTTTATGCCACATGTACCACATTCCAGCAGCCTTGGTGCATTTACAAAACCATTCACCACTTTTATACCCCTGAGACATCATAAGCCGTTGAACGATATCTCTCCAGTGATCAGCTTCCGGCTGGGAAACTTCAAAGACCTGGCGATTGTTCGGGAGTGGCTTCTGGCCCATTGGATCAGCGCCAATCTTCTTCAGATATGGTTTTACAATATCGTTTCGGAGTTTGCAGTTCTCGAACATCCCCTTCTGGGCATCAATACTAGGGCCATACATCTCCCCACCAAAAGCCCCACAGATATTAAGCATGCCTGCCGTCATAGACGTTCCAGAACGGGCGCAACCAACTACTAAAATCGGATCTTTCATGCATGCTCCTTTACGATTTCTTGCCAAAGGGTTGGAACTTCAAACGGCCTGGGTTTGCCATGGAAAACAAGAACTTTACAGTTCGAGGATATCCCACCAGAACAGTGCCGCTTGTATGAATAGATGCTCTCCGGGAAAGCGTCTTGTAATATTTTCGGAATAACTCTTTTCTCTCTCAGTTTGGCGTTCGTATAATCCTCTTCCCCACGAAGCTGCTTGGAAAATTTCTCATAATCGAATTGTTCATACAGCCAGGACCAATCCCCATTCCAGGCCATAATCCCTGAGATAGTTCTAACTGGTGGCCGGAAAGAACGAATCATCCAAAAGTCTTTTTCGGTGGAGTCAGTAGCCACCTTGAACAGGTCGTCAATATTCCCTCTGATCATCGTGTCAATCCCAGTCACAACTGTCGGGCCGACATTCCGGAATACCTCAGGTACAGACCACCAGCCAGGCCAGTTATTGATCAAGGGAATAGAGACAACGCCATCAATCTTTTCCTTGGAATCTGTAAAACAAATGAAGTCATAAGGAATCGTCGTATTTGCTCGTACCTGCGCCGGTATTTGTCGGACGTGCTCTTCTATATAATCTCCCCCAAGCTTCAGTACACAGGCAAATACCGGCATTGTTGACCTCATTCCACTAACCTCCACAGATTCGTCCGCCATGGCTTAGGATCTCCATGAAAAATGATGATTCCTGGATCTTTTACAAGGCCTTTTCGGACATGGCGCTTATAACTACAAATCCCTTCGAAGTATTCCTGAATTGCCGTAATATCAATGCCTTTAATCAGCAGAGCGTCTATCTGGTAATTTTCATCACCACGATGGAGTTTTGATTCCTTCTCAAAGTCAAACTCGTCATACAACCAAGACCAATCACCATTCCAAGCCTGCATTCCATTTATAAACTCACCGGGATGAAAGAACGAATCCAACAAAAAGAAATCCTCTTCCGGAATATGGCAGACCATCTTTAGGAGGTCATCGATGTTCTTCAGGACCAACGTGTCCAAGCCAATGGCAATTGTCGGCCCCTGGTGTTTCCAAAGCTCGACACAAGACCACCATCCGGGATAATTCTTTTCAAGTTCGACGGTCTCTATTTCCAGGAGTTCATCAACCTGATCTGTATAGCAAACAAAACGATAAGGAATCGTCGCATTGCGTTCAATCTGTCTTGCGAGTGCTCTTACATGGCCTGGGTAATAATCACCGCCAGAGCGAAGGCAAACGACTATTGAGGGGATCTGATCAATCATAGCCATTCACTCTCCGGCACTGTTCCAATCTTGACCGCCCTGCTCTTTCCATGAGGTGTTCCCCAAATTTCACCAGCCGGGATATCTTTCGTAACAAAAGCATTGGCATGAACAAAAGCATTTTCCCCGATATTGACACCAGGGGCAAGCACAGCACCAGCTCCAATCCGAGCGCCATTTCCAATAACAGCCCGCTCGATCTTTGGAACTGCCCGACCCTGATTTGCAATATTCTTCTCATTGGTCATTACTACTCCCGGACCAAAGAAAACATTATCCCCAATGATTGCTTCTGCTGTAATGTGGCATTGAGACTGAATCGTCGTATTGTTGCCGATCTTGGTATCTCTTTCAATCACTACATTATGGCCGACAATCGAGTTCTCACCAATCTCCACGTTGTCTCTCAGGACAACAAAATGGAAGACTTTAGTAGTCAGAGCTAACTTGACCCCTCGATCAATTACAACGTATGGGCTAATAAATCCTGACATATGGCCTCTAATGGTTTTCGTTCAAATGTTTCAAGAGCGCCGCCAATTGTTGCGTTTATAATTTTCAATCCTACCTGATTTGCATCCCTGGCTATTGCTGGCCAGTACTTCATAAACTTTGGGTATGGGTCATGAAGTCTTCCCGCTTTTTTGTCGAACCTGACTTCATAGTCGTTGTGCCAATGAGACTGCGTATCCTTTGGATCATCCGGGTTCTGCATATCGAAGCCGAGTAGGACGACAGTTTTTGCTCCAAGCCAGTAGGCAAAATTGATCGCCGAAGCACCGGAGTTGCCATTCCAGGCAATGCCATTTCTTCTTTTGACCTCAATTCCAGATGGTTTGCTTCTACCAACATATTTCACCCTGGCTTTTCTTTGTTCTGGAAGGGTGGCTGCACAAGTAGCAATCAACCCACCATATTTACTTATTGCCGGCAAGTTCTCTTCGTACCATCCCTTATCCCCGAACCAGCAGGCGTCAATCCAAGGGCCGAGTTTGTATGCCTGATTCACTCCAACCACTCGGTGATTATGGATGAGTGATAAATCCTGTTTTAAAAGACTGACTCCACCACCGATAATGAAGACAGTTGACCCTGGCCATAATGCCGGGATTTCCCAGAAATCAGCCACGGGCGATCAGGATTGCTTCACGCAGTTGATCTTCGGTTTCATACTCTTCGAGGATCTCAATTTCTTCCTCTTCCATAATACCGATCAGAGCATCCCAGTCGAGTTCACTGAGTTCTTTTTTGATTTCTCGCATCTCACCAATAATCTTTTCAGCCTCAGCCTTTTTCATTGGCTTGTCATTCAAAGGCTTGCCGGGATTGTCATGATTGATAATGTTGTACATCCACCTGGATACTTTAACCAAAGCCAGACCGCTGGATGTATCGGTTAAATCTGCCTCTTTTGCTATCGGCAAACTGGTCCTTTTGGTTACCGGAGTCAAAGAATCATAATCCTCGACAAAAGAACCAAGAGCAGATTCCTCAACTTCAACTACATCGCCTGGCACTACCGAATACCTCTTTCCATCAAACTTGAAGCAGTGCCGGCCTGTTTTCGCTTTCTTTCTGTATTTTAAAAGGTCCATAAGATCCTCCTTGCTGGTTATTTGGATGAAATAGAATGGTGGATTGCGCCCACCATTCTAATATCATTTTGCCTTCTTTGTGGGCGCGGATTAAGCCTTCAGGATCGTTACACCACAATTGCCATTCTGATCAGCCCGAATCTGCGGCACCATGATCGTCATGACCTTGTAATTCGTAGTCATCCCACCACCCTCAGTCCACTCAACAGTGGTAAGGGGCAGACCTTCGACCATCCGAACAACATCCGAAGTCATCTGGACCAGGATAACGTTATCAGCGGTCAGTTTATCAACGACTTTGACCTCGGTAATGCCGGCGATTTCCAGGATGCGCTGACGAATGGTCTTGTCGGATTCAGCCTTGTAATCATCGTCGAGAACAGTCTCATACGAAGTCGGCACATATAGAACCCAGGGACCGTAGAAATGGGAATCGATGGAAGCCTGTTTCATTTCCCGAACGTCATCAAGAATCTGCTCACCAGTCTTGCCGGAGGCGTCCCAATTTGCCGTCAAGGTGACATCATTGGCCTGGGGGTGGTCTAAGTAGCCATAAATCGTTCCGCCACCGTAAGCATAGGAAGAAACACCAGCAAACAGCATCTCCTCGATCTTCTCTGCAACAACCCGAGCGGCCATGGTGGCCGTGGTGGTATCCAGAGGAGTGCTGCCGTTCCGGGAGGCGGTCAGGGTCCGGATATTATACTGAAAATCTTTATGAACGATGGGCAGTGGCAAATACTTCAAGGTTGTTTCGGGCCGGTCGCGCTTGCTCGGAGTAACCGCATCCATGGTCAGTTCGGCGGCGGTCAACTCGGAGATGTCCTCATACTCAAGAACGGTTTTCCCAAGACCATTGCCAATCCGATATACCAGATTCCGGGAATATAGATCAGCTACGCCAACAAGCCTTTCCTGGGCAGCAAACATGACTGCAGAGTCGAGTTCCTTCCATTCGTCTTTGCGGAGAGTAGCGGCGTTAACTCGAACTACCTGCGGCTGTCCACTATTATAGACAACGGCATATGGATTTCCATCAGCGCCAATCCAGGGTTTGAGCAGACCAACCGACATTCCGCCAGCCATCAGTTTCTGCGATACGGGGCCAGACCCGGCACCATTCTGGATAAATTCAATCCCAGCATTTCCATACGTTTTATTCATTGCTTCCTCCTACGAGTTTATCTCAAAAAACTTTTATGCCACCAACCAGGCAGCGAAATATTACGCGATTTCTACGGGGCAACGACCAGTCGGATCAGCAGCAGACGATCCGGACATATCACAAGCTGCCATTGCATAAGCAACAATACAGTTGTCTGCAATCGGGGTGGTATCGGCGCTAGAATCATCCCATACTGATTCAGTTGGAGCCGTGTATTTGGCCAAAGTGCCATCGCCAGCAGACTGCAGGGGGTCACCGATAGCGATATTCTGGCCGTTGGCAATAATAGCATTAACCTCAGCCCCACGCTCCATGATCTCATACTGTACGCGAGTATTGGCGGCGTAAGCATCGGCAATTGTCTTACCCTGCATATCGTCTTCGATAGCAAAAGCCTTCTGTGCATGTCCACCAGCAGTGGCATGAACTCGCAGTTTACCAGTGGTCATAACTTCAACCAGATGTCCCGGAGTGATAGCGGCATTTGCCACTCGCTCTTTCCGGATTCCTCGTCCGATCAAGATGATCGTTTTTGCATTTGTAGCGGCCATTTGTAGCCCTCCATTATATTTTAGTTATTCGTTTACTGCATCAATTTCAATTACTGATTACTTCTTGCCGAGATTCTGGGAAAGAGTTACCGGGATATACGCTTCCTCGACATGACCAGTATTGACAACCTGACCCGCAGGAGCCTGACCGGAATAGTTCGGGGCAGGAGCCGGGAGGAGATTGGAAATGGATTCGAGCATCCCCATATCCATGCCCTTGAGTTGGTCCTCATTGAAGGTATTCCGCTCATTGGCCGTGATCTTGGCGATCAGGGAGGCCC